GAATATGGCTCTCTACAAGATAGTCTATCGGCTAAATGATGTAAAACCATATCTCCTAAAAAAATAGCTACATGATTTAAGGTTGGATGTAATATTGACATCAATAATACATCACCTTTTTCTAAATTTTCATCTTTATCAAGTTCTCTGAATCCAGTTTGTATTGCATATTTTTCAAACAAAGGATTATCTAAAAATTCTTCTGGCGACATATTTCTTTCGTAATCTAATAAATTTATACTTAGTTTCTGTTGATAATAATCCCGAACTAAAGCCCAACAATCTGTTATACCCCAAACCCATTCTCTTCCTGTAAGTGGTGCTTTATAACCTTGTGGCTCATAATATCCCCATGTCTCTGACTTTGGATTAACTATATACCAAGGTAAATTACTATCTTCACAACTAACTTTATCTGCTTGAGTAGGTTCTGGTGAAGTGACAGGATGGCTATGAAAAACTCCAATAATATCTCCTAGCTTATCTGCTTTTACATAATCTTCTGGATCAAGAATAAAACATTGATTAGCTGTCATAGATAAATTACGGCAAGGGAAATATCTTTCTTTACCTTTTATATTTAAAACCAAACCAACAGCTTCTTTAGGATCTTGGTCTTTTGCATGAGCCAATGCGCTATCTTTCCAATTCATCCTATAAATGTACCTATAGATGGAAAAAGATCTCTGGTGCATTGACGTTTTGGCGCACGAATACCAGCCATGTCAAAGACTGCTGCTAATTCAAATTGAACTACAGTTCTATTTTCTGCTGATTTTCGATCTATATAATATACCTCTCTAGGAAACTCTGCATCTGAGTCTGGAGTACCAAAAGGATTAGTCGCACCAGAAAAATTAGCAGCATCTAAAAATCTTGCCATAGTCCTTATTCTTGTTACTTTTGCACCTGTTAAATCATTACCAGCCGTAAAAGTATTTGCAGCTAACAATACAGCCGACATACTAGGAGTTCCCATGTTACTTATAGTTATTGTTGGTCTTGGTAATTGTCCTCTTTGAAAAGCAAAACCAGTAGCCTCTACAGGAAATCTAAGATATTCTTCCCCATTCCAAAAAATATTGCCATAAGCATCAAGATTACTACCAGAATGAAATCTATGAACTGTAGTTATATTTGTAGGATTGCCAGTAGCGTAATTAAGACCTTCTTTTAATTCAAGCTTAAATAACTCAATAATTGAAGATGGATTTACCTTTTGTATGTCACTAAAAACAGGAGCAGTATCTATTGTCATGGTTCAAATTTCTGTACAAATGTAGCTGTTATCGTAGCTAAGTTAGGCAAATCAATTTGTTTACTCCATTCTGGACACACAAATTTATATGATGCTGATTTTGTAATAGAAACATTACCGCTTGTTGTTGCACCACTAGCTGCTGTAACTAAAAAATTATTAGCATTAGTAATAGAAGAAACTATATAAGTACCATCTGCTGAAGAACCAGAAGTAAAATCAATAACTATAGAATCACCAGCAAATAATCTATGATTTGCAACAGTTATAGTTATAGTCGTACTACTTTGCGAATATGTGCCTGTTTTAGTAAAAGCTTCTCTTGGTGGTGAGTATGTAAAACTTGCTTTATCTTGCGCTCTTTCTTCTAAAAAATACTCAATAATATCTGATTCTTCTTCAGTAATATTTTCCCATTTTAAATTAAAAATTTTAGGATCTTGATTATTTGGCAAACCAAAGCCTAAACGGTGTTCAAAACCATCAGCAAAAGATACAACCTTAGTTATGGGTTGTGATTTTTTAGTAACGCTAAATGATGGCTCAATAGAGGGAAAGTTTGCCATTTATGATAAAAGTCCTCCCGGTCTTTTTTGTTTTATCATTTCTGATTGAATAGCAGCAGCTAAAGCCCTGCCAAATTGTTGTGACCTTGCAGAGTCTCCTTGTACAGAACTTCCAGAAGCATCTACATTTACAACAATATTACCAACACCTCCAGAACTTTGCACTCCAAGTTTT